TTGTTCTCGTACAAGTCCCAGAGTGGGCCTTCCCACTGGCTGCCTGCCAGCGAGTAGAAGCGCCGGTCTTGGAGGCATTGCAAGCGCTCGTCGCGGAGGGCTGTTTGTACGTTGTCAAACTGTGCCAAGGCTTCTGCGTGAAGGTTGGCGAGTCGTTGGTCGTTGCTCATTCGGGCCATGGGGATTTCCTCAATTTGTGCGATTGTCTCACCACTTCTTCACATTTGGCAAAGGGGTGAAGATCGCGGGTTTGGATGCACCGGCTCGGCGGACGGCTTCGCAGGCGTAGCGCAGGGCGTCGATTACGTGATTTTTCTTGTCCTCAAGCACGGGCAGGATCTTGCCGGTCAGGGGGTCTTGCTTGTAGCTGTAGAGGGTGAGCTCGTCGATGGTGTGGATGCAGCGGGGGTGCACCACAATGTCGTAGTTCTTGAGAAACTCGATGCCTTCCTCCACTGATCGTGGGCCTTTGACAGCGGTCATGATCTTGGGGAAGCCGTTCTTCTTCATGTGGCTGATGGTCTCTGGCCTGGCGGAGTCGGCCACGATGGGCCACTTTTCTGCCTCTGGCACGGTCATGAACAGCTCTGGGGTGTTCACGATCTCGCAGCCAACCATGTAGGCTTCGTAGTCGATGTAGAGGGTGCGTCCAATGATGTGGCAGCGCACCAGGGTGGTGGGGTCGATGGAGAAACCCCAGTCAGCGCCAAGGCGGTGGATTGCGTCTTTAGGTGCCTCGAACTCCTCGACCTTCCAGTTCTTGAACACACGGGTGTTGCTGTTGGTGAGATAGCCGCCCATCCAAACGTGCTGGTATTTGTCTGGGTCTCTGCGCTTGTCGTATTCCATTTCGTCGCGCAGGACGTCTGGAAACCACGGGTTATCGGTGAAGTTGACCTTCAGGACGGTGGCGTCCTTGGGTGGCGTTGGGCCACGGAGCAGATGATCCACCGGGTCAGACTGCTGGCGCGGGTTCCAGGTAAACCAGAGTTCGGAGTCTGGCTTTCGGATAGTGGGCCTGAGCAGGTCGAGGCTGGTCTGGCTTAGGCTTTGGGCTTCCTCGACCCAGGCGCAGTCGTAGCCCTCCAGCGACTTGATTGAGTCAGCGGTGTGGTTCTGCATACCCTGGAAGATGATCGCCCCGTCTCCCTTTCTGGACTTGATGACAGCATCCTGAACTTCAAAGTAAGCGCCAGCGTTCATTTGCTCGATCTTGGTCTCTAGCAACCGTTTCACAGACTGGTTGAGGGATTTCTGGATCTCACGGACACAAACCGATCGCCGCTTCTGGTCCATGATGTGAGCTTCAATCATCAACTCAGCGAACATGTGGGACTTGCCAGAGCCACGGCCACCCCATGCGCCTTTGTAGCGGCTTGGATTGAGCAGGGGCAACGACCACTCTGGGGTCTGGAGTTGCAGGACGGTCATTTAGCCAATGGAATCATGCGAACTGTTTTAATATCAACGCCATGATGGTTGGCCGTCATTGTTTGTCGTCCTCCAAACTCACGAAGTAGTTGATCTGCGATATCTTCATGATATCCACGATCATGCATAGTCACGACCTCAATCAAGTTCTCAACAAGAATCATGGTGTCAATCTCAATCGACAGCGTGTAAAGTATGCGCACCTCATTTGTTGGGCAAAATGCAAAAAATTGAACGGTATAAGTATTCAAAACATGTTTCCCTGTTCGGATAATTGAAATTCTGGGACGATGAATCCCCATGTTGATGGTGCATTTATTGATTCAATGCGTGAGCGCATAACAGCGGCACGCATATCTTTTGTCGGGGGCATGTAATTGCCCTTCCATGTTTGATCAATACCAATATTTCGGCCAATATTTGTACTGTCTGCGCTTGATAAAGGCAATTTGCTGAAAATCTCAGGGTTAAGCATTCGCAAGCCATGTACTTTTACAAGTGGTTGTCCGTCATCGTTGCAAATTACGCGCATTGCTCTAGCCATCTGGCCCCACCAAGGAACTGTGCCGATGGTTGAAAACTCTCCAGAGCTGCCAATGCAGATACGAGGCCAGCCATTAGCAAGACGCTCAAGGCGCTCCATTGATTCGTGCATGTGCCAAACAGGTGCGCCAAACCATTTGGGGAATGGCCAAGCATCTACAAGGGCGTCATTCTCCGACTCGCTGCCATCAATCACATCTGGAACAACTGCGAAGTCGCACGATGGGATACGTTTGCAAATCGCCGCCCACTCATAAAACGGCTTCCAATCTTGGATTGGCTTGCCTGCCCGCCATGCCGGGAATGCGCCGTTGTCAATAGCAAATGAACTCGCCACTTCAACGGCTGTAGATAATTGCTCAGGGTGCGCAAACGAAACAAAAGCATGTCCATGCTCAACTGCCTTGACAGCTGCTGTGCTGGGCGTAATGGGTAGGCCGTGGTAATGAATCATGCCTTCACCACCACACGTTCAATGCGCTGCACCAACGGGTTTGCCGGATCGCCCGAAACTTCCAGCTTTTCGCCGTATTTCTTTGGGGCCAGCTTGGAAAGCAGCCATTTGCGGGTGTCAACTTGGAGCTTGTGCTTTTGGATAGCTTGCCAGTCTTTCTTGCCGTCTCCAGTCTCAGGGACGTCGCTATCGGCCAACTCCATTACCTCGCTGGCCATGCGTTCGATCAGGTCTTCTCTCGCGTGCGCGTAGTTGTCGGCGAGTGTAGCGTCATCATTTACCCACCCCAAAAACGTACTGTGTGAGACACCAGCGGCTTGGCACGCCTTAAACGCGCTCAGACCGTTGCGCATTCCTTCCAGCACCTTTGCACTAATCTTTGCCCGGTCATCACTTCCCGGACTTGTGCGCTTGCTTGCCATTCAGAAACCCCCATTGCGGGTGGTGGTGCAAGTGACGCTTCCATCCCAGTTCTTCACGCATCGAGTGGTTGTTTGTGCCTGGGCGAGTGTTGCGGCCAGAGTGATAGCGATGATGATGATTGATTTCATGGTGCTCTCCTGTTGGTTGCAGTATAACAAGTTTGTGTAAATTCTAGAAGATTTTTTTATCGTTTACCTGCCTTGCCATCTCTCTGTACTGCGTGGCAATTTCCCGTAAACCTTCGTGCGTGTATTTCCTGAGCGTGGTGTCGGCTTCGATCTGCTCCACACGGGTTAACCCTATGCGCTCGATCAATCCCTTGCGATAGGCCAAGACGTTTCCCCCAAGGTAATTGTTGCAGTGCTTGCACTGTCCATGGACGTTATCGTCCACAAACCTCATGTGTGGCGCACTTCCAACACTCCTGAAATGCCCTGCGTCATAGGTGTTTGGCTCGCTGCCCAATGGTTTCTCACATGAAATGCACGGCTTACCCGCATCTCTGGCCCGTATGAAGGCATTAAACGCTGTCTGAGCCTTCTTCACAAGCTCGGGCTTGGTTTGCATGGCGTCCAGCTTTTGGCGGGTTTCCTTGCGGTCTTTGGCCTGCTCCTTGGCTTGTTCCTTCTCCGTGGCTTTCCTGGCCAACACAAGGGCGCAGGGTGGGCTGCACACCGTTTGTAGCGGCCTGGTCTTGGTATAGGCGCACTGGCAGACTTTGCACTTGGCTGGTTTTGTCATTTGACACCCCTGTCGTCCAGCCAAAGCATGAACAGCAAACAGCATCCAGCGTGGGCAAGGTGGGGCAGGCCGCTTTCAGGGTCGTTTTTCTCACCGTCGCGCCAGGCGTGAACGTGCCGCATTAAAGCGTCGTAGTAACGCTCCGGGCCTCGGTCAACGTGCTGCCAGTTGTTCTCGGTGTACTTTGCTGCGCCAAATTCCAGCACAGCAATGATCTGCTGGACGGCTCCGGCAGGAAGAAGGCTCCAGCGTGGCTTTTTCCCGTCGTGCTTCGTGCCGATCATAATACTGCCTCGATCTTGTAGTCGTGAAAAATTGCGCCATTGCTGGCGTCACCGACCTTGCAGGCCTTGACCCAGACGTTTTTTCCGGTGGTCAGCCTGCGCAGGTGCCCTCGGCGGTCGTGCAGCCTGGGTGATGCGTGTGTTCCGCCTTTGCTGTCCGATCGGGGTTTTGCAGGCTCAATGTAGACCGTCGTCCAGTCGTATGTTGGTGCTTTGCCTTGCTGCATTTTCCTTCGGTTTGTGAAGGTGTCACGCACTATTGGGACGTATGCATAGATTCGACGGTCCATCAAGCCGTACCAAACGCCGACCTGCGCCAGCATCAATTCGGCCAACTCCTTGTCCACCGGCTCGTCATCATTGACAGCGCCGTAGCGGATTTGGTCGCCTTCGATGAAGTAAAACATGGCCGGGATTGGCCGAAGCCTGGTTCCGGTTGGGCCTTTCCACATTGAGACGGTAATTCCGTCCTCTGGGTCATTTCCAGCCACCAGCATCAGCACTTCGTAACTGGCGTGGGTTTTTGTCCTACCTTTCCAGACCACGAAGCATCTATCAAATGGCGGTCGATGGGTCATCACCGGGTCCAAGTCTGCGCGTTGCTGATCGGTAAATCCGCCGCTTAGGTCAAACCATTTGATGTCCACAATGTCTATGCCTGCATCTGCCATGAGCTTCATGGAATCTCGGACAAGTTGCGTCGTCATGTGATCTCCCCGGTGTTCTGGTCGATGTATTCTGGTGCGGTGAATCGCACGCCCTGCTGCGCACCAAAGGCCTCGATAAGGTCTTGCAGCTCGCACATCTCTGGCTTGGTCATTTCGCTGGTTGATTTTCCAAGCGCTACGAATCCACCGTCAATGCCTGGCACGACGTCTTGCTTGGTCAAGGCTGCGGTCAGCACGTCCTTCCAGTTTTCAGGGGTCAGCTTCCTGCCGTACCAGTTCACCTGCTTGCTGACGTCGGTCAGCATGGCCCATAAACGTGAGTTCTGGGCAAGCGTGCGGGTCTCCGGCCGAACCTCGACGACCATCCGGTGGCCAGCCATCAGGGATGCTTTGATCAGTGGCCAGATCTGTTGCGTCAGGATTTTGTGGGCCTGGACTGGCTCGAACAGCGTGATCTTGATGCGGTCGATCATCGCTTGCACTCCATGACGATCGTTGGCTCGTACCAGTCTGCAATGAACAGCACGCGGGAGCGCTTGTGACTTTGTTTCATGGCCAACACAGCAAGAGACATTGCGACCTCTGCGTCGCTCAATTTTTCAGTAACGGTTTCCCACTTGCGATGGCCGTACAACCTCACCTGTCCAATGTAATGGCCCTTGGGTGCGTGAATGTGAACCAGCGTGCTCATGTCAGGCACTCCCGGACTGCGATCCAGCACTCGTCGGCGCTGAGTGGGGTTTCGTCAGGGTCTGGCGCACGCACTCCAAGATGCGCTCCCGGCCAGGGTTGCCTGGAAAGCGCTCGATGGCCGCCAGCATGGACGCAGCCAGGCGCTTGTCGGGCCTGGCGCTCAGTACCAGCCTGCAGCAACAATCCACGCATTTGAACGAATACGCCCCACTGTGCGGCCGTTGTTTCGATGATTCGCATTGCTGGCATGTCATTCTCCCTCCTGCAGGCGCAGTGCCTTCTTGGCCATGTCGATGCTTCCTGCGCTGATTCGAGCGCCAGCTGCATGCCTGGCCAGAATCTTTCTCGCCCAGTCTCGACCGTCGTTCATGGCCACAAACTCCACCGGGCCGATTGGCTTTTCCTCTGGCGGTGGCAGCCTGCGCGGATGGTCGTCGCTGAAGGTCTTGCGCGGCATCACGGCTTTGCAGATCGATTCAAACTGTGGAAGGTTCGGCGGGAACTCTGGACAAACCTCGGTCAGGAGCTTGGCGGCAGTCTCGATGGTGTCCGGTGAATACTTGGCCAGGGTCGATTCCCAGACCAGCATGGCAGCTCGGATGCCCTTGTCCTTGCCGTTGGCGTCGCGCTCGCCTGTGGAAAACTTTGTGGTGAACAGGCTGCCGTAAGACCCGTGCAAGACCAGAAACAGCTTGCGAATGGTCGGGTTGTCGCCGCGTGGTGCGGGTTGTTGGCCAGCGTTCTGGATGGCCTGGCTTGCCATTTCAGCGAGGTTATTCATCGTCGAACACCCCATCAAAGATTGCGCGGGAGGCTGCAGCGTGCTTGTGCTCGTTTCGGCCAGCAGTCCTGGCTTGGTTCTGTCGCCTCACCCAGTTGCGCCATGTTGCATCCCAGTCGGTCTTGACGCCTTTCTGGCCAGGCTGTGCGATCCAGTAATCCCTGAACTCGTCAAACACTTGTTTTGGCACAAGGTCGGGGCGTTCCTGTTTGCAGAAGTGAAACCAGTCAGTCGGCAGAAGGCAGTCTGCTGGCAAGCGCGAGCCGCGCTGCTTTCCTGTCTCCTGTTTCTTGGTTACTGGTTCTTGGTTACTGGTTCTTGGTTCATGGTTAGGTGGCGCTTCGTCCACGCTTGGTGCACGGTTCGTGCTTTTTTCTCGACGCTTCGTTTCACGATCAAGGGCGATCTGTTTGTTTTTGTCGGCCTTGGCGTGGTAGTCCAGAAGCTCGGCCAGAATGCGGTCTTGCACATACTGGCCATCGTCATCCAGTTTGAAAAACCGGCTGAGCACAAACTTGACCGCCTCAACTTCGGCATCAGTACTGGCCCAAGTCCACTCAATGGCTTCTTCAAGCGTGGGGAACTTCTCACGGTCGTAGCACGAATCAATCAGAAGCGTGTACGCACCGTGCTGCAACATGGACAGCCGTCCGCATTTTTTGGCGTAGTCGCCTAGGTTTCTTTTGTAATAGTGCATTGCACTTCCTCGCAAACCCTCCAGAAAGACTTACGGCAGGCGGGAGGTTCGCTTTTCGAGTGGGTAGCTACTCCCACCCTAGCCGGGTCTTGCATCACTTTACCTCAGACGACCAGGTCGCTCAAGGACTTTCGGAAGCCCGCGCCGAACTTCTTTTCCAGCACTGGCCGCCACTTGTGGGCCACGCCATTCCTGGCCCAGGCTTGGACAGCCGGGCCGTTGGGCACGCCCAGGGCTTTGGCCAGCTTGGTGTAGCTGCCAGCCTGCTTGTGCGCGAAGGCATAGACCTGCTCGTAATACTGATCGTCTTTGTTCATGGTGCTGGACTATAACAGAAAATCACAGCGCCTATAAAATTATTTTTTCGAGGGACTATAAAATTTTGTTTTTATGGTGTATGATTCGTTTCACCAACAACCACCCACGAAAGGCAAACACGATGCAAGACGACTTTTACATAAAGGCGGTGGACGGCAATGCCGCCATCGTCAGCCAAAACGAGGAGCACATCTCGCTTGGCCTGCACATCCGAGGCGGCAGCTGCCGCATAGACCTGACGCCAGCGCAGGCCCAGGAACTGATCAACGCAATCACCAAGACTTTGAACCAGGAGACAACAGCATGAAAGAGATCGCCGCCGCATTGGTCAAGGCACAAAAAGCCTTTGGCCCAGCACTCAAATCCTCCAGCAACCCGCACTTCAAAAGCCGCTATGCCGATCTGGCAGCGTGCGTTGAGGCGGTGATGGATTCCCTCAACGACAACGGCATTGCCTTGGTTCAGCAAACCCACGAATGTGAAGCAGGGGTGATGGTCGAGACGGTCTTTGTCCACGAGTCCGGGGAAATCTTCTCGGCTGGAAAACTGCACGTCCCAGCGGTCAAACACGACGCCCAAGGCTACGGCAGCGCCCTGACCTACGCACGCCGCTACAGCCTCATGGCAGCCTGCGGTATTGCCCCAGAGGACGACGACGGCAACGCCGCCAGCAAGCGCACACCAGCGCCTGTGGCCGGTTACGGTGAGTTTGAGGCAGCCACCCTGCCAGCCATGCGCGAGGCGGCCATGCAAGGCAGCGAAGCCCTGGCCGCAGCGTTCCAGGCTTTGCCCAAGTCGGCACACAAGGCCGCGTTCTGGCAAGCCCAAGGGCCAGCCCTCAAGAAGGCAGCCAAGACCGCTGACGAGCAGGTGGCAGCATGAGAGTCATCACCGCAGATCAAGTCACCGAAGAGTGGAAGCAGGCACGCGTCGGTGTGCCGTCCGGCTCCAAGTTCAGCGACATCATGGCCAAGGGAGGCGGGGCAACACGAGCCACTTACCTGACCGCCTTGGCCTTGGAGCGCATCACAGGGGTGCGCGAAGAGTTCAAGACCACCTTTGCCATGGAGCAGGGCACCGAGCGCGAGCCTTTCGCACGGTCGGCATACGAGGCCCACACAGGCCAGTTTGTCACCGAGATCGGCTTCTGCATGCACGACACGCTGCAGGTTGGTGTCAGCCCTGACGGCCTGGTTGGCAAGGATGGCATGACCGAATACAAGTGCCCGATGCCCAAGACCCACCTGGAGTATTTGCGGCTTGATCCAGGCAAGTGCCCGACGGCTTACCGCTGGCAGGTGCAGGGCCAGCTCTGGGTGGCAGAACGCGAGTGGTGCGATTTCGTGTCCTACAACCCAGACTTTCCAGAAAATGCCCAGCTCATTATTCGCCGGGTGATGCGCGACGAGAATGCCATCAACGAGCTGGAGATCGAGGTGCTCAAGTTCCTCGGGGACATTGAGCGCGAGGTCGAGTTCATCCAGTCTTACAAGGACGCAGCATGAACATCTATCTAGGCAATTTGTCCATCAAGGACATGGAGCAACGGGCAGGCGTTCAATTCCATCAAGAGTTGCACGCATACATGGATGATCGGCACCAAGAAAGCGCGTCTGGCATAGCTGTTGGCAAATGGCACTGTTTTGACATCCCGTTTGTTCTGGTGTGCGGAGATCTGCAAACTGCAACAACCATTCACAGCCATCTGCGAGATGTTGCACAAGAGTTCAAGCAACCATTGCAGATCGCTTTACAAGAAGGCGGTGCAGCATGAGCAATACAAACACAGGCGGGCCAGCGTTTCCGTCACCAACGGATGGGATGCTTGACAACGAAGGCATGACCCTGCGCGACTATTTTGCGGCCAAGGCGATGCAGTCTGAAATGACGCAAGGGATTCACGAATCCGATTTTTTGGAAACGGCATGCCGCGCATACAAGATGGCCGACGACATGCTGAAAGCGAGGCAATCATGAAAGGCCGCGACCTTCGAGACGCTGGCATCGCTGCCGTGTCCATTGGCCGCGAGGACTGGATCGCCAAGGCACGCGACATGGCCATCTGGATTGCCAAAGAGTCTGGCCAAGTGAGCATCAACGACGTCCGGCATTTGATCGACCTGCCGGGCGATTACCACCCAAGCACTTGGGGCGCTGTTTTCAAGAGCAAAGATTTCGAGGCAGTGGGTTACTGCCAGGCCACCCATCCGTCCGCACATGCTCGTGTGGTTCGGGTTTACAAACTGAAGGAGCAAGCATGAAAGCACAAGGACTGGCACGCATCGGCAAAGACGCCGAGGTGCGATACACACCAGGCAGCACGGCCGTGGCCAACGTCTCACTGGCGTTCACCTACGGCAAGAAGGGCGAGGACGGCAAACGCCCGACGCAGTGGGTCGATGCTTCGATCTGGGGCCAGCGTGCCGACGGCATGGCACCTTACCTGCTCAAGGGCAAGCAGATCGTGGCGTACCTGGAGGACGTGCACCTGCAGACCTACACCAAAGGCGACGGCACCACGAACACCAAGATGGTGGCACGCCTGGCCGATCTTGAATTTGTTTCTGACAATTCAGACCACAAACCAACACAAAAGCCGCAAAGTGCGCCACAATCACATCCAGCGCCAGCACCGCAAGGCTCAGGCTTTGACGACATGGACGACGACATTTCCTTCTAAGGAGACAACATGGAAGAGCAACAACCAAAGCGGCCACCGTTCAAGGTGTCTGGGTCGGCAGCGATCAAGCATCTCAACGTGCGCAAGGAAGGGCCAGAAGACGAGAAGATTCTGGCTGTGGACATCAAGATGGAGATCAAAGGCATCGACAAAGCGCTGTGCGGGTACTTTGACGACGCCCTGGAGGCCTTCTTGTGGCGAGGTGATACCAATGCCCTGATCGTCCGCAATCTCTGGCTGACGCCGGTGCAGTACGGCAACCTGGTGTCGTCGGCCACGGCCGAGATCGGCAGCCAGACCTTTGTCGGTGCCGAGATCAAGAAGTTCAGCATCGCACCTCGTGACGGTGGAGTGATTGCGCTGACCTGCAGCGTGACCATCTACCCCACCGCGCAGGAAGTCTCGCAGCTGGCCAAGCTGGTGCAAGACGAAACCCGTGTCCTTCTTGAAGGGCCACCAGACCTTTTCGATTCATCAACCCCAACGGAGCAACCATGAACGTAGCACGAGAAATGACATTCGGTGAGAAGGCCGTCGGCCTGACATTCAACCCAAGCGGAGACTCAACGGTCGAAGCCATCAAACGCAAGTGCGCAGACCTGATCGACGAGATTCACGAACTGCGCACCAATCAGCCAAACGCTGAGATCGCACGGATGGCAAGTTTGGCCATCACGGAAATTCAGGCTGGCCAGATGTGGGCAGTCAAAGCAGCCACTTGGAAATTTTGAGGAGCAACCATGAGCACACGCATCTACCTGGTCACCGACGTGGAGACCAACAAGCACCGCCTGATTCGTGCAGGCAACCAGGCCCAGGCCATTCGGCACGCCGCCCAGACACGATTCGACATCGAGGTGGCTGGCCAGGACGATCTGGTGAGCCTGCTGACCAGTGGCATTCCGGTCGAGATGGCTGGAGCTGGTGCCACAGCCGACATGTTTGAAGAAGCGCAGGAGGCAGCATGAAGAACGAACAAATCGCACGCGTCTGCCACGAAGTTAACCGCGCTTACTGTGAGTCGCTTGGCGACATGAGCCAGCCATCATGGGAAAACGCGCCGCAATGGCAGAAAGACAGCGCCATGCTTGGCGTCAAGTTGCACACCGAGAACAACGTCGGGCCAGAAGCAAGCCACGAGAGCTGGATGGCTCAGAAGGTCGCAGATGGCTGGGTGTATGGGCCGACCAAAGACCCAGAAGCAAAAACGCATCACTGCATTGTTCCGTTTGACATGCTGCCACGCGAGCAGCAGGCCAAGGACTTCATCTTCCGCGCTGTGGTGCACGCCCTGCGCCAAACAGCACCAGCAACAGAGGTGTCAGCATGACCACCGGCAACAAACGCCAATACGTGACCGTCCGCCTGCCGGACGACATCATGGCCAAGCTCAAGGCCGAGGCCGAGCGCAACACACGCAGCCTGTCTGCCCAGGTGCTGCATTACCTGAAACAAGGTCTTGAGAAGGTAAAAGCATGAAGCGAGGCTGGCAGTTCGACGTGGAGTGGTTCACGCACCGCTGGCCGCTGTTTGTGTGCGGCATTCACCAAGGCCAGTTCTGTCTGTGCCTTTGGGTGGTCGATGTAACCATCTGGAGGTACTGATGGACAAGCGCTATGTCCTGATGGCCGTCCTGCGGCCTTCATCCATCCACCTGGCCGCGTGCCAGGCACTTTCCTGCGGTTCACGGCCAGCAATGGCTGTTTTCCTTGACCGAGTTGAAAAGACATTCAGCATCCTGGAGTACAAACCATGACCGACCCATATGCAAGCGAAGCCGATACTTTGGCCCTGATTCGCCGCGACCAACGCAGCGACGTTGAGAAGAAACTGGAAGCCATGCTTGATGAGCGTGGTGCC